TGGAAGGCTTACGGATATCGATCCCTTTAGCTTCACAGAGTGTCCAAAGCTGAGCCTTCTTCATATTGTCGTAGTTATCCTTCTTGTTAGAGGACGAAGAGGATGACGACGATGAAGATCCAAATCCAGAGTCTGACTCATAATCAGAGGAAGAATCTGAATCGGGTGTAGCGATACAGGGACTCTCTTGAGAGACTAGTTCTGGGAACTCCTTCCTGTACTTAGCCCGGACCTTCTTCAGATCCTTGATCAGAGCTGGGTAGTTAATCTTGTCAGCAACCTGATTCTGGTAACTGCATGAGACCTTCTTGATCTTCTTATACTTCTTTGCCAGGCCTGCACCGTACTGATCGTACTTATCTTCATTACTCAGAAGATAGCCGATAACCTGGGGTTTGAACATCTCGAAGCCCTTTACAGGGTTCTTTGCCATCTGTAGAATAGCAAAACGGTAGTTCCAATAGTGGATTACTCCGTTATAGGCATCGTAGATGGGTTTCTTTCTGTTCTCAAATCCGGGCTCATTCTTAAGAGGGCACTCGTTGAGTACCATCCCCTGAATAGAGTGAAGTACTGATAGTACATTCATAGTTGGTGTCCATGAAGGCCCACTCCAAGTACCCAAAATGGACAAACAGACCTTTCCGCTAGCGTAAAGGTTCGGGTTAAACCGAACTCTACCGGTACGTGTTTGGTGAATCACCTTTGGACATACCATCGGATAGTTTTGCGGGAACGTGATATCAAAGAAGTAGAATCCCCCCTCATAAGGGGTGCCGGAGGGGCCAACGATCATCGCCTTCATCTGAAAGACGTTGTCTTCGTTAGACCAGAAGTAGATACCATCTTTGTGCACCTCCTCCTCCATCATATAGTTGATGTCACGCATAATGCGATTGGTTGCACGCTTAGCTAGACTGCTCATGATTAATTACTCCTTGAACCAATAACAGCAAATTCATTTCATTTTTCAGGTAGTTAGAAGTACAGTACTTTTAATCTAGGTCAAAACTATAATGCGATCTTTAGCCGCTTATCTTAAAGTACTGTACGATAAACTAGTAGGTGTTTACTATTATGGGACAGGACATCAAGTTGAGAGGGTGTTTGGTAGCAATCCTTCATCAATGCATCTAAGCAATATGATGAGACCACTCGATCAGATCGAAGACAACCTATTCTTAGGTAACGCCTTTGATGCAGCTGATTATCAAACACTACAAGACCTGAGTATTTCTACAGTTGTCAACGCTACAAAAGAGATCAGAAACTATTTTGAAGATGAAGATGAGATGGAGTACCTCAAGATCGATATTTTAGATAACGGTGAAGCAACAATTCAGCCATTCTTCAAAGATTTTCTTGATTTTATCAATGAACATCCGGACCAAAGGATCCTCATCCACTGTTATATGGGATCAAGTAGGTCTGCGACATTGGTACTGCTCTATCTCGTGATAAAGCGGGGGATGTCTGTTGATGAGGGTCTGGATTATCTAAAACAGAAGCGGGATGTGGTCAACATTAATACAGTATTTTTGGACGAATTACGTGACTTTGTCGATAAAAATCAACTGCTAGTCGTCGCCGATGCCCACGAAAAAAATGATTTTTCTCGCGTCCAGGTCGGATCCTGAGACCTGAGCCGATTTAAAATTTTATAGGCATATATTAGCAAGATGGATTCCCATAACATTTCCGTTGAATTTGACAGACTTCTTACCTTCCTCGACGAACGTAAAACCGCTACAGATTTCACACATACTCGAATGAGTGGTGGAAAGTACCGGATTACGCCCGAGGACGAGGATACTCTGTACTACTACCTGGGGAGTGCAGCCAAGACTGGGTTTGCTGGAAGACCATTCGATCTCGTGGAGCGTCACGATGGTCGCAAGGTCGCATCCGCATACCACGATCTGGACTACAGCTTCTCAATGGACAGCTCTGAACAACAGTACGGACAAGAACATATCAAAGATATTGTGGCAACTTATAACGAAGTTTACAGGGATCTTCTTCAGGTAGATGAGACCGAACTCATTGCGGTAGTAACACGACGTGCTCAGCCTTTGGCTGATGAGCATCGTGGTCGCATGAAGGACGGTCTTCACATCTACTATCCTCGCGTTGTGGCTGAGCCCCGTGTTCATTACATGGTACGTGAGGAGGTGATGGATCGACTGGAGCCGGTGCTTGGTGCACTGCCTCTGATCAATCTAACACCTGAAGAGCGACTTAATGAAAAGCATCTTTACGAAGATGTGGTTGACAAATGTGTTATCTACAGCAATGGACCTCTGATGTACGGTTGTACGAAACCGCCGCAGAAGCTTGGTCCTAATGGTGAGAAGCGGAAGTGTCCGCCGTACGAGATCATTGCGATTCTTGACGCGGACCTTGAGGAGATCGAGCTTGATGACAGCATGATGGATAACTGCATGAACTTGCAGGAGTATCTTAGCATTCGTCGGTACAACGAGACTGACGCACAGGAGATGACTCCGCTTGGTGAGATGCAGGTAAAGAAGTTCAAGAACGACTACGACAACGATCAGAAGAAGAAGGTGAAAAAGATTGGGAGCAAGATGGAGATTACTTTCACAAACGGTGTTGCCAACCGGAAGATTGATTACGACATTGACGAGATTCGCACTCTTCTCTCTATGTTGCGTCCCAGTCGATGGGAGGACTACAGTGAGTGGACCAAGATCGGTTGGGCACTTCGGAACACAGACCCGGACAGCGAAGAGATGTTCAACATGTTCAAGGACTTTAGTCTTCTGGCGATAGATTGCAACACCGGTGAACCGTACGAGGACTCCGGTCAGTGCGAAGAGCTCTGGATGAATGCAAAGCAGAACGGTACTCTTGGACAACAGGGACAGCTTGTTGGAGTGGGTAGCATTCACCAGTGGGCTAAAGAGGACAACGCTGAGCAGTACTTCAAGTGGAAGAGTTCTCAGTACCGTCCTCTGATTGAGAAGAGCATGACCGGTACACACAAGGGTGTTGCTTCAGTGTTGCACGCTATGTTCAAGGAGAAGTTTGTGTACATTCCGGTGAAGAAGAACAGCGGTTTCTGGTACTGCTTCGACGGTCATCGTTGGCGTCCTACCAAGAGTGAGTCCGCAATCCGTCTTGCTCTTTATGGTCCGGTTACAGATGAGTACCTCAAGCTGATCGATGAGCTTAACGGTATTGCTACTGGGGAAGGTGATGATATTGGTCAGGAAGAGCGTGAAGAGGCTTTCCAACAGGGTGTAAACTACAGCAACCTGGTTAACTGTCTGGAGAACACACCTTTTGTTAACAACGTGGTACAGCCGGCTCGAGATCTCTTTGAGGATGAGTACTTCATGGACAAGATTGACGAGGCAAACAAAGACTTGATCGGTTTCAAGAACGGTGTTTACGACCTGGCCAACGACTTGTTCCGTGAGGGAAGGCCTGAGGATTACATCTCTATGACTACAGGCGTTGACTATGTTGAGTGGGACCCAACCTCTGATGAGGCTATCGGTGTGATGGAGCTTTTGCACTCTATCTTCCCAGACCCGGACGTTCTTGAGTATCAGATTCTTGTTCTGGCTAGCTGTCTTGATGGTCATCTGCTTGAGCAGAAGTTCCGTCTCTGGATGGGTATTGGTTCAAATGGTAAGGGTATTCTTCGTAAGATTGTGGATATCGGTTTCGGTGACTATTGTAAGACACTGAATGCCACTACCCTGACACGTAAACCTGGAGAGGCAGAGGCTGCCAACTCAACCATCGCTCAAACTAAGGGTTGCCGTCTTGTGTTCTTCGATGAGCCTGATGAGGGTGACAAGATTTACACTGGTACAATGAAGAAGTACTCTGGTGGTGATCCGATCAAGGCGCGTATTATTTTCGGTCTTCCGTTCGAGTTCTACCCGCAGTTCTCTATGTTCCTACTCAGTAATGTGTTCCCTGAGGTTCCGCCTCACGACAAGGGTACATGGCGTCGTATGGAGCCGACTCTTTTCCCCAACGAGTTCGTTGAGGGCGAGCCGGAGGAGCCCAACCAGTACAAGATGGACAAGGAACTTCCGAAGCGTCTTCCGGGTATGGCACCCATGTTTATGGCTCTGCTCGTTCACAAGTACCGTAAGTACAAGGCTGAGGGTATCAACATTCCCCAAGCCGTTCGCGATTACAAGCGTGAGTACCGCCGCAATTGTGATATCCTGCTTGATTTCCTGGACGATACTATCTGCACGATTGAGAACAAGGAGTCCAAGCTTAACATGGACGATCTGTACAGCGACTTCCGGTACTGGTACCGTAACAATAACTACGGCAGTGACAAGAATGTGACCAAGAAGGAGTTCAAGAAGTATCTTTGCAAGACTTTCAAGCAGCGTGTTGAGGATGACGACATTGTCGGGGTCCGGTACAGCAGCACTCGCAGTGGAAGCCCTAACCGGTCTGAGCCGTTGAGCAACTTCCGCCATCGCAGTGAGGCTGCACCTGCTATCGCCGTCGAATAGTTCCCCACTTCTTTAAAGCCACCTTCTTGACAATAATGCATTATTAATACCTTCCCGGCACGAGCCGGGCCCTAATGGGTCTTCACATCCGCTTTGGGTGTGAAGACCCTAAAATTACGTTTAAACATTTAATAAAAGTTTAACCAAAATAGTATTATCATGTTTACTTCACTTGCACTATCATTTTATGGCATCGATCGCGCTATTACTCAGGATGAATTGCAAGAGAACTACTCCTCTAACCCCCTAGTCAACAGTCTACTGTAGACATAGTCCCTGCTGTCAAAGATATGGATAAAGACGTTTATATCGTACCCCTCTTACTCAGTGATAAGGGCATTTATTGGACTGATTTCGCCAGTGATTACATTGAGAAGATTGATCCTGATGTCGAGTGGGACAACTATATGTACTTCACTTTATATCTAACCCAAGATGGTGAAATCAACTTCAACAGACCAATCAGATGTAACTACAGTGAGATGGGCATTGCTGAAAAGGAACAGATCTATACTATATTCGATCAACACCTACCAGATCATCTAGTCTGGTCCGGTAGTAACAACGAGTCAATTGCAGTACACTACGAACCTCAAGAAGACAACGGACGAAAGGCTTTAAAAGAAGACGATTTCTATCCCAGGGTACGGTTTGATATCCAGGTAAGTTACAAGAAGATGGAGAAATATGGTTTATCACTGATTGATTATGGTATAGAAGACATTCCTCAAGTGCAGCGTATCAAAGCTGTACTAGAGGATAACGCAGATTTTGTTGACGAAGAATATGGTAGCTGTGATATTACCTTTTACGCATACGGGGTAACAGATCCTGAACCGATTAAGGAACTAAGTGATATCCCTTAAAGACCGAAGTCTAATTTATTAGACCCATAAGGGGTCTTGGTGTTATAAAATTTATAATTCCAGGACTTAAAGGGATAACTTATTTAACTGTTGATGATCACTCCATGAAGGTCAAGGTACTAGAGGCCGTCTACTACCCTTCTGGATACGACCCAGAAGAAGAAAGTGAAATATATCTGATCTAAAAGTTTATTTCTATTATTAGGTCATATGTTCGAGTTTAATATTATTTTCGCCGCCGATGCCAAAATGGGTATCGGGAAAGACAACAGTATACCCTGGCGTTGCAAGGAGGACTTCCAGTTCTTCAAAAAGACAACTACAGGAAGTATTATAGTGATGGGTAACCGCACCTGGGAATCACTTCCCAAGAAGCCATTGCCAGATCGCGTCAATATGGTTATGAGTCGCAGTAGAAACTACAGCGTAGTTGGCCACGGTCATACCATTCACTTTTGTAATAGTATTGGTAAGATAGTTGAAATGTGTAAAAAGAGTAGGAAACCTGTCTTTGTGATCGGTGGGTCACAGATCTATCGACTGTTCCTCAACCAGGCCATTAAAGATCCTGAGAACTTCAGGTGCAATCTGATCTATCACACTGCTATCAAGGGTGTATACGACTGTGACACGTTCTTTCCAAAGGACCTGATTCGTCACAACCTTGTACCACAGGAACCGCTAGTTCTGAGCGAGATAGCTACAGTTTACACCTATCAGTTCGATCCTCTCTACGAGGTTAACGAGGATGAACAGGGTTATCTTGGCCTCCTCCGTGACATTCTTGAGAACGGTGACGAGAAAGGAGACCGAACTGGCACTGGAACCATTAGCGTCTTCGGCCGTCAGCTCACCTTCAGTCTAACCGATCCTGAAAGACCGGGAGAGATCATCTTGCCCCTTCTTACCAGCAAACGAATGTTTATTCGTGGCATTATCGAGGAGCTCCTCTTCTTTTTGCGCGGTGATAGCAATAACGATCACCTTCGAGAGAAGAATGTTCATATCTGGGACGGGAACACCTCCCGTGAGTATCTGGACCGTATCGGTCTTGAACACTACGAAGAGGGGTCGCTCGGTGCCTGTTTTGTGGCAGGCACTCCAGTTCTTACACAGAATGGATACAAAGTAATTGAGGAAGTTTCTCCCAAAGACTTACTCTATACACATGAAGGGAACTTCAAGCCTATATGTCAAATGCATAAACGCTCGTTTAGTGGAGATTTGATTAAGATAAGAATGAAATATCATCCCTATGCGATTACCTCAACTCCTGAGCATCCATACTATGCACGAGAGTTCATAGTTAAGGACAGGTGTCAGGGTGAAAGGAATAAGGTTTTTTGTGGAGAACCGCAGTGGATTAAAGCGTCTGATATTAAGAAAAAAGGTCATCTAATTGGGTTCAAGATTGAACAGGATGAAGTTGTACCTACTTTTAAACTGACGAAGGGTGTTAATGGATTTACAGACCCTAAAGTCCATATTAAAGTTTTGGATGATCCTGACGAATGGTTTATGATGGGCTACTTTGTAGGTGATGGTTGGATAACACTAGAAAAATCAAACAACTGTTGTAGAATATATTTTGCCGTGGCTAATGAACAAGCCGATGATATTTTGCCAAGACTTCGTAAAGTTTTGCATATTGGACCTGGGAAGAAAGCTCCTCGGGGAGGTGCTTGTAAGAGTTATAGAAGCACAAATACACTGTGGTTCCAGATTCTTAAGCATTTTGGTAAATATGCACATGGTAAGAAGATTCCAGATTGGGTCCATAAAGCTCCAAAACATTTAATTCGCGAGTTTTTAAATGGTTACTGTACAGCAGATGGTTGCAAACGCAAAACTGGAAACTGTATTTATGAGAGGTATACAACTGTATCGATGGACTTAGGACTATCTGTCCAGAGACTGTATCTTAAGCTAGGAATTATCGCATCTCTAGAGTTTCAGAAGCGTGGGTACACCGTGCCAATGATAGGAGATGCTTCTAGAGAGATGAGCCAAAGAGATGTTTATTATGTCAATGCAAATATAAGCAAGACTAAAAGACGCCCAAACTATTCCTTTATCGAGGGAGAATATGTTTGGTATGATATTTCATCTATAGAACAAGAACACACAGAATTAACATCTGTATACAACTTCGCTGTAGAAGACGATAACACATACACAGTTCTTAATACAACTGTACATAATTGTTACGGCATGCAGTGGCGACATTGGGGCGCACCTTACGTTGACAAACACACAGACTATACCGGCCAAGGTATCGACCAGCTCGCCGAGGCGATCCGTCTTATTCGTGAGGAACCAACTTCCCGTCGCATTATTATTAGCGGTTGGAACGTTAGCCAACTGAAAGAGATGGCTTTAGTGCCGTGCCATATGGTTTATCAGTTTAACGTGAACATGAAGCGTGGGGAACTAAACTGTATGATGACGCAGCGGTCTGCCGATACGTTTTTGGGAGTGCCGTTTAACATTGCTTCTACGGCGTTGTTTACAATTCTGATGGCAAAGATTACGGGATACACCCCGGGTAGGATTACTATTAACTTTGGCGATGCCCACATTTATAGTAATCATCTTGAGCAGGTCAACCGACAGTTGAAGAGAAGCCCTTACCGATTCCCTACCATTAAGGTTAACAAGGAGATCGGTAGCATCGAAGATGTCGAAGCTCTCGCTTACGAAGACTTTGAACTGAGTGATTACAAATATCACCCTGGGATCAAAGCGAAGATGGCCGTTTAGCTGGCATCGATGGCGGTTTAGCTGGCTTCCACATATTTTTATAATGTTTATCTTTCTTTAAGTATTCTTTGAAAGGTTTATAACATTTTTTGGAACAAAATGAGTGAATATATAGTTCACCATTAGTCCATCTACCATATTGACGGTATGGAAACTCTTCTGATTTGTCGAGATTACAACCTGGACAAATCGGTTCATAAAAGTATTTAACACTACATTTGACAAGTCTTGTTCTTGGAGGTGTGTTAACATTAACTTTCATCCTATATAATTACTTACGGCGCTTCTTAGAAGCGGTCTTGCGCTTGGAGCTAGCCTTGCGCTTGCGGGAGACCTTACGCTTCTTAGAGGCAGCCTTACGCTTAACGCTGCGCTTTTTCTTGGAGACCTTACGCTTCTTAGAGGCAGCCTTACGCTTAACGCTACGCTTAACGCTACGCTTTTTCTTGGAGACCTTGCGCTTCTTAGATGCAACCTTACGCTTGACGCTACGCTTTTTCTTGGAAACCTTGCGCTTCTTAGAGGCAACCTTACGCTTGACGCTACGCTTTTTCTTGGAAACCTTTCGCTTCTTAGATGCAACCTTACGTTTGACACTACGCTTCTTGCGGCTAACCTTGCGCTTCTTGGAAGCTTTCTTAGACTTGCGGCGCTTAGGCTTGGAGTCCATCAGGCTAAAGGTGGCAACGATATCAGAGAGGTTGGTGGGAGTAACCATCTTGAGAGTTTCCTCAAGGTAACTCTTAGACTTGCGTTTCTTGGACACCTTACGCTTCTTGGAGGCCTTGCGCTTAGTCTTACGCTTGGCACCACCACGAGAAGCAGATCCCAGAGTGTCGGAAGGCATGGGTGCAACACCACCGAGAGGCTTGTTGTACTGCTTGGCACGAGCCATGCTGTTATCGATGAGCTCGCCCATGCTAGGCTGGGGCTGATCGGTGAAGTCCTTGGTGTAGGTTACGTTGGCACCGTTGATAGGGCCGTGAGCCTGGAAAGCCCACATATTGTTTCCACCACCAGCTTTTGAACGCGCCTTAAGCTGTTTGGACTGAGTCTTAAGCATATCCTGACCAAGGTTGATACCGGCGACCGCAGCTGCAGAACCGCCACGCTTCTTGTTGTTCTTCTTACGAGCCATTATATATTCTCGAAAGAAAAAACGCTTCTAAACTTTTTGTAAAAAGTTAAACCAAAAACTTTATATTAAACTTCGATCAAAAGACATAGCTTTCCGCAGGAAATCGCCGCTCATAGCAAAGCTAGTGAGCTAAGAAGTTAACTTTGTTACTTCTGGAGGGATGGTAAGGGACTGATAAGTCTCTTAGTCAAAGGTTACAGTAATCTTCACATCGTGTTTGGTAACCTTCTTAGTAGCAGATACGGAAAGTTCCTGACGCGGCTTCCTCTTCTTATCTGCACCTCCCTTCTTCTTGTCGTAGTTATAGATCCCACTCTGGTTCACCTTCATATCCTTCTCAATCTTCTCCTGATTATCCTGAATGAATTCGATAACCTTGTTTTCCAAAACCCAACGGAAAAAGTTCAACTGTGCAACAGTAGTCTTCAGTCGGTTTCCAAAAGGATCCACCAAAATAATACGCGACCGCCTGCAGAATGGATCAAAAAGACGCTTTGAGTAAGAGTCCAACTGCGCCTTATAATCGCGATGAACGAAGATATACTTATAACGATCCTCACCGGTCTGAACATAGTAACCGGTGTCATTCTTCTTAGTATAATTCGTTACAAACCAGTCCAAAACGCGAAGGGAGACCTGAGAAGGGCCGGTTACACCCTTACCACCAGTCTTACCCTTGATAAAATCTTGAAGCTGCTGCTTTGAAGTTTCAGACGCATACTCGATCTTATCCTGCTTCTTGTTACGTTTGAGAACAGTCGAAATAAGAGTTTTAACGTAGTTCATGTCATCGTTATAGAAACGTGTCAGATCCGCAATTAGAACGTCCTCTTTTGACTTGATCTTGTTGTTGCTAGGACTAAGCTTTACAATTTTAACATCAACCATCTTATAGCTATCTTACTATTAACATTCCTTTATATCGCGCGCAGTTAGACGCGATTATTTTTGCTGGGTAGATATATAAGATGGAGAACTCTTTGTATAAACTTGAACATCCTCTCGAGAAGCGTAAGAAAGATTCACAGCTGATCCGCTCCAAGTATCCTGACCGCATTCCGATTATTGTCGAAGTAGCCGAAGGACTTGGTAACCAGGATCTAGGACCCCTTGACCGCGAGAAGTACCTCGTTCCAGCCGATCTCACCGTTGCTCAGTTCCTCTACATTATCCGTAAGAAGATTAAGCTGAATCCCGAAGAAGCTCTTTTCATCTTTGTCAACGGCATGATGGTTCCTACTGCAAGTGACTTCTCATCCCTCTACGATAAGCACAAGGATGATGACGGTTTCCTTTACCTTAACTATAGCACTGAGAACACCTTCGGATAAGACAAGATGCATGCTGCCCCTGCAAGAAAAGCAGGGAAGTTATAATTTACTTTTTTTTACGTTGCACGGTTAGCGATTCCCGGCCAGGGCTATCCCGGCACATCATCTTGAATAGGTGATCCTGTTGGATCTTTTCAATCTCTTCACGCACAACCATATCATCTTCAGTTAAGTCCTTCACTATCGGTTTGATAATGAAGGAATCTAGATAAAACGTTTTAAACCTATGGCAGTCAACACAGAGTGCCTGTAGGTTCTGATAACGATTAGTACCACCGTACTGTAAGGGTACTAGGTGATCAACCTCCCAAAATGGTCCAAACAGATTCTGACAGAAGTTACATCGCCAGTTTTGTTTAGACGCAATAGTGTTCCTCTCCCAAGTATCGAACCTTTTACGAGGGGTTTTTGGTGTTGCTGGTACCTTCTTCCTCTTCTGTGTCTTACGACGCTTCGGAGGAGGCTGTACATCATCATCGTCCTCACGTCTCCTCTTTGGGACCCTTTTTGAACGCCTTGGCACCTTAACACGCAAAGGACTTTCTACGGGCCGTTGAGGACTTTCGCCTGCTAAACGTGCTGATCTGCGCTTCTTGGGCATGTTATTGCTATTATACCCTACTCTGCTCTTTAACCTCAAAATATAATCACTTTTAACCAGCACCCATAACGCTGTCAAAGTTGGCCATGTGCGGGTAGGGGTAGCTCTGGTAGAAGGTCAAAGGCCACCTGTAAGGTAACCTGAACTGCTTCATCGGGTAGTAGTACATCGGATCAGCACCGGTATCCATCCACTGAAACGGCTTCTGTTGGTACACCTGCCACCCTTCTAAAGTCTTCCTACCAAAAGTCATGGCAAGTACTGCTGCCACTAGAACTAATAGGATTAACCACATTATATTGTTTAATTAGAAAAGATATAGATGGACCTTAGTCGTCTTACTAACGCAGTGGCTCCATGTAAACACTATTTTACAGGCACAAGCTTTTTTAAGAAGTCAATGAACCTAGACTTTACTCCACCAACGGTTTGTCCATTTGTCTTTCAGTTCAATGGTCTTGATCTAATCTTTGAGTACGCTAAAGAGTATAGCAAGGGTGATATGTGGTTTATTACAGAAGACCGCGATTTCTTACAATCAACCTACACAAATGAAAACTTTCTCAAACTCATCAACAAGTTTATCAGTCAGGTTTCTCTGATGGGGGCAAACAACCTTAACCCGAGGATGTCTCTACGT